CGCCCGAACTGCCAATCGCTACATGAGCAGTATGACCAACAACCAAGCCGCTACCGTTAGCTACGTAAGCATCTTTGGCAAATGTTACACCACCGCCATCTGCGATAGTCATCGCGTTGTCGCCATCGGTGTAGCCGATATTCGCAGTTTGTACTTCACCGCCAACCTTCAAATCACCCGATACATCCACCCGTGTAGAAGCATTAAGGTCAATGATCGCTTCGCCATCTATGCGTAGGGTGCCATCGGAACTCTGTTGGATGAAACTCGCTGCATCGCCAAAAGTGAGCTTATTAGTAGAGTTAAGCGTCAGGCCCGTACCATCCGTGTGCGTTAGCGTAGTATCCAGGTCCGCGCCAAACTCAAGCAATGCACCATCAGACTTTAACTGAACATCATTTACAAATATCGCATTACCTTCATCGCTACCATCAAGTGTCAGTGCCGTAACTGCTGACCCATTATCGTCAACTTTTAGGATTATATCAGCATCGTTAGCCTGTGCGTCTATCGTAATATTCCCACTAGTTGTTTCTATGCTAACTGCTCCATCACCAGCAGAAATATCATCCGCAGCTACTCCACTCCCTGAGCCTGCAGCTCCAATATCACTAAGTACCTGAGATCCTGTACGATAGTCTACGTTACCACTACTATCAAGCACTAGGAACTTATCAGTATCTTCGCCTGCAGCTGCGACAGTGCCAATAGTTAACGTACCTGACGTAGTAACACCTCCACCGTCAGCGATAGTAATAGCGTCGTCACCATCTGTATACGCTATCTTAGTAGTCTGGACTTCGCCTGGAACATTAATACCCGCGGCCGCATCCAGGATCTTCATATTTGTAGCATCGCCATTATCGGTGAATACTAGATCCTTACCATTAGTAGCGAGCTTAACCGTAACGTCACCACTATTGCCTTCAGTGAACCTTAGAACCTCACTACCTGCATCCTTAAAAATAAATATACCAGTATGTGCATCTAGCGTTAGTGCGTCGCCAGAATCTACAATTATCGGATTAGCCGCAATCGTGACTCCAGTAGTACCATCGTGAGTTAGTGTAGCATCACTACCAACACCCAGCGACAACACCGAAGAGTCAGTAAGTAGCTTAACATCGTTACCGAATATAGCATCCTTAACTACACTAAGACCACCATCAGTCTGCAACGACCCATCAGTAGTACTAGTAGCATCAGTGCCGCTATCAGTTTTTAACACTCCAGTAACAGTAGCATTACCGCCTACAGTCGCGTGTCCGGCAATCGCAGTAGTCGAGCTCGCTACAGTAGAATTAGGAGTAAGCGTAAGCTGTGTAACGTAACTACCCGCCGACGCTATGTCATTCCCGAGAGTTAGCGTTCCTCCATCAGCTACATTCAACTTCCACTCATCACCTGCATCATCGCCTTCATCAGCCATCAACGTAATAGCTAACCCAGCACCTTCAGTTGCGGCGAATTTCAGAGAGTCCGTAGTAGTTTCATCGTAGCCTACAAATACATTCTGGTCTGAACCGAACTTTATGAATTTGTCATCTGCGACATATACATCTCCCCATTCTTGCGACGCAGACCCCATATCAGCGCCTCCTGTAGAGTCAGGAAGTATTGACGTATTAAAAGTCGTCGCCGCATCAAAAGTTTTTGTCCCAGTGATGGTTTGTGTCTGCTGAAGTGTGACAATTCCATCACTAGACGAATAATCTACATTTGATTCATCTAAATTACCGTTGATAAGCGTAAACGCCTGATCGATGTCTACATTCCACTGATCATCCGTAGGCTTCTCACCGGCAACAAAAGTATGTGATCTAGTTATTGTTCCCATCATTCTCTCGCTTTTTAATTGGGAAGTCTGTCATTTCTGTGCGTTTGGCCCCGCTTGCCAATTTTTTAGACTGCTGATCTTCATAGTACCTCTTATCAGCGGCTTCTCTAATCTTACCGTGGTTCAATAAAATACCTCCTACTGTATATCCTGCATCTGCCATCATTCTAGCGGTTTTATTTTCGTTTATCCCTTTGCCTATTTCTTCAACCCAGTCTGCTACACGTTTCGGAGCACCCACCCAACGTACCCACCTACTCATAATTCTAGGAGATGTTAAGGCTAAAACTGGCAATAAACTAAATGCAGCAGTAGATGCAGTCCCAGCGATTACATTACCAGTAAGAGCCGTGGCAATAAGGCCTCTACCTACAAGGTTAGACGGTAATACACGTTGCATATCTAGTGCGGCTAGTCCAGTAGTCAAAGGCCCAACGCGTGCTTCCATACGTTCTGCTAACCCTTGTCGATACTTATTTGCATGCTTACTTGAGGTCATTATCTTTTTTAATACAGACCCTGCATTTACATTTTTTGGAACTTCCCCAGATTCCCAACCTCCTGCATGGCCTTTAGTATATAAACTAAATTCTTTCTGTACAGCAGACAAATACGTCATGCGATCATCTACCTCTTGGAGTTTTTCATTAATCGTCTTACCCCCAGGAAGTTTTTCAGTCATTTCTGTAAATTGACCTCGAATATGATGACGCAAATCTGCAAGCATTGCCTGTACGCCAGTCGCACCAGTCAAAGGAACATCTTGAATTAAATTGTCAATGTTCCGCATTAATTTATATGCATCTTTAGGATCTAAATTATTTGCATTTGCAAAATGCTCATTTATAAAATCAACTGCCTGCTCTAAACGATTATCAGGAATGCCTCTTAATGTGGATTGCGACAAATCAATAGATACTTTAGGCACCATAACAGGCACCGATTGCTCATATTGACCTCGAATTGCATTTTTAATAACTTTCTGAACTTCTTGCTGTTGCAGTGCGACTTTAGCTCCAGTAAGCGGTTTAGTTAAAGTCTCCGTCCACTTATTTACTGCAGGCAACAAATCAAACGTTTCAGTCATATTACCAAATAAAGCCGGCAATTCATTAACGAACACATCATTCATTTCATCATTTATTTCACCGATAGCGTTAAGCATATCACGTAGAATTACCGATTCGTCTCGCACACCCTTTACAACTTCTCTAAAGTATTTTAATGGCGTAATGTCTACATTAGGTGTACCTAAGCGCCCTGGAATAAGACGCATTGCCGCGCCAGAAGGCGTATACGCAGGTTTTGCTTGAGCAGCTGTCTTTTGCTTGGGCGTTAACCGCCCTGCGTCTAATGCTTTTCTTACAGTAGTATTCTCAACACCGCTAAATACTTCTGCAAGATATGGAAGTGCTGAATCAATAAGATTCAGTGATCCTTTAACAGCGCCTCTACCCGCGCGTACAGTAGTCTTTAAAGGATCAGTTACAACGTTTGCACTTTCCTCTATAGCCCGTGCAAGTTTAGGGGTATTTAGATGCATATACTCATTAATACTACTCAAGCCCCGTGCAAAATCATCAGGAATTGCTCTTTTTACAAGCGCTCCTGTGCCTTTTATTCCAGGCGCTAAATCAATCATAGAAGTAAATGGCTGCTCAACTATACGCCTTGCAGGATCATCTACAAACTCAGCAAAATCATCAACTATCGCTGCAGCACCTTCTCGCGTAAACATTTGACCCAAAAGAGCAGGATCATCATAAACAGCTTTTAGACCTTCATAAGTTTGAAGAGCATTTGGGCCGAAATTAGCTGCAAGGGCGTTTAGATTTTTAGTTGAAAAAACCCCTGCTTCCCTATCATACGGTACAGTAGATTCTCGCGCTGTTGCAGGCAAATCTGGCCGCGAAAACTGAGTTCGATATTCATCTTCCCCAATTTCATCATATAGATTTGCACTATTTAATACTTCTTCTCTCCCGTATCTTGACGATAACCGACGCCAAGCTTCCGGATCCTGAGAGGAAAATGCTTTAGTTAGTTCTTCGTATGTTATCATTATTAATCCCTTACTGCCGCCAAAATGCTGCTTGAGGGTATGTTTTTTGCCCGCGTACTAAATCTCCAAGTCCCCGCAATTGAGCGGCCAAATAACGACGAGGCATCGCGCCTGTAAAATCAAGCATTTGTGAGGCTTGGCCTAACGGGCCTGCAGTTGCAGAATAAGATAAAGTGGCTTCAGGTTCTAACGCTGCTGTTGCGGCATCTAAAGCAGATCTTTCCTTTACTGCGCTTGCCTTACCAGCTTCAAAGTCCTTCTGGTTCGTTGAAGGTAGTCCAGTTAGTTCAGCGTTAGTGGCCGCTTTCCAATCTACACTTGACTTATAGTACTCATCTAAATTTGCTCGAGTAATTAGATTCTTATCATTCAAGCCGGCTTCAACATTCGGTCCAACTTCTTGCGTAATATAATTTCTAGTTTGAACATTAAATGCAGTAAATAACTCATCTTCTAAATGCTTAACCAAAGTAGGATATGTTGTACCCGCAAAGGACCTTTCCTTCTGCTCCACAAAAGAAAGAGTTTCATATGCCATTGCGCGGTCCATACCTCTTTTTAAATCATCAGCAATTGCCATCATACTTACCAGAGTCTCAGGAGTTAACAGGGCGCCACCTGTCTGCAAGTTTTCCATTTTTATCCACATCGCACCTAAAAATCCTGCCGTATTATTCCGATAAAGCTCTATATCGCCTTCTCTAACAGTAGCGGGGTCAATTAACCTTTGGAAGACGTTAACAAAGCCAATATCATAAGCGCCTTTTTTTATGTCTTCATGAAGTTGCTTAAATTCTGGTGAATCTTTATCCAGAGGCTTTCCGTCAGGGCCAAATAATCTACGAGACAGTTCATTAAGTTTGGTATATGAAATTATGAACTTTTTGTATTCGTCGATTACTTCATTACCTTCCCAAGCCTTTATCCAATCATTTGATATGTCTACCATAGCGTTTATGGATTGTTGCTTGGCTTCTTGTGTCAGCTTTCGACCTGCAAGATGACTCGCTGCTTTTTTATCAATTATTGCCGCTGCATCCATGCGAACCTTTTGTTGGAGCTGCATCCGATCTTGAAAATGTGTCATTATATTAGAGCGCTCGGCCTCTAACTCTTTCATATACACACCAACTTGAGTATTTATCGACCCTAGAAACGCATCTTGCAACTCAGGACTTATGTCATTAGATTCTATCAGTTCCTGTTGAAACTCTGGAGATAGAAGTTTTCCTAGTAACTCTTGCTTTTCCAGCCTTTTTAGTGTAAACTCATCACTAAATCTATCTTCAACATTTCCATACCCAATATGAAGTGCTGCATTTTCACTTATAGTATTGAATATTGTATTTGTATAGTCATAATTAGACTTACCATCAAACGTCACATTGCCTTCTGAATCTACTTGCCGATCACTTATTGTTTTTGAATTATAATTTTCTAAATTTTTTCTTCCTCCAAACCATAGAACAGCGGCTTCTTTAATTGCTTTTTCTGTATCTTGAGGATTTTTTTCGAGGCGTTCTTTCAAATATTCATCTAGTTTAGCACCTGCAATTGTTTCTTGTAGGTCTTTGTCCGCAAGAAATTCGTCTGGAGTTATTTCATAACCTAATATTTCTTTACTCCAAGCTGGAATATTCATCCCCATGACTTGGTATTTACCAAGCGCACGATCACCTTCGTAATCACCAGAAGTTATTACAGGGCCCTCAGCGCTGTAATCAAACCCTGACTCCAATTGAGCAATCGCATCTTTAAACATCGGAGCAATAACGTCAAAAGTAGCTTGCCTAGCAATAAGAGTTGCATGGGCACCAGTTTGGCCCTGCAGAATTTCTATTTCTTGATGCAAAGGAGAATCAGGAGTTTGTTGCAATGCCGCAAAATTATACTGTTTGGCAATATTATGCCTAATTTTATTTGCAATATTTTTGCCACGCTCAGCGGCCAAGTTCCGTTCATGCTGCTGCAGTGCAATTTTATGGCTCTCTTCCTCACGTGCATCTTGCTTACGTTTAGCCATAGCAGCGTCTTCAGCCATGCGTAGAGTAATCTCAGATTCACGTAGTTTCTGCAGTTGATCCCCGAGAGAGCTAAGATTGCCTCCAACGCCCGCTAATACTTGAGATATTTGCGACCCTCTGGACTGTATAACGTCAGGAGCAGGCGTAACAGATCCGCCAGATAAAATAGATATTAAATTAGCTCTACCTATGGCGCGTTTGTTTTCTTCTGCTTGGCGGCGTTGCTGCCTACCTCCATAAATAGCTTGACCTAAACTTCCTACAGCCTGGAGGCCTGCCCCCGCAAGTGCTAGATTTCGCGCAGTATTTGACTGAGCATACCGCGACGAATCATAACCGTCTGTAACACTATTACCAAATGGCAAAGGTTGTTGCTGTGGCGAAACTCCAACACCTATACTCTGATAAGGTCTAAAACTTATTGGATTTACTTGCGTCATAACAATTCCTTAAATTCGGTTGCCTAAGTTATTATGCTTATCCGTATACTAGTCTCTACCCTGATAAGATCTAAAACCTGTCCCAACACCTGAAAAATCTTGCGGGATAGGATTAGGAATGTTCTGCATAACACGGTCAGGGCGAATATTATATGACGGCGTTTGAGTATTTGATGTAACCGTAGCTTTCGGAGCTTTTATAAAAGGCAATACATTAAGCCCGATGCTTCCAATATTACTTAAAGTATTAAACACATTTTCGCCTGTAGATTCCATTATAGCCGGCTGCGGCCTTGCGCTACCTCCAGTTAAAGCTGAAATCATAGAGGCCCGAGCAGTCGCACGTTCATTTTCTTCTTGCTGACGGCGTATCCGTTTGCCCCCATATACATTACTTCCAATGCCTCCCAACATTTGCATCCCTGCAATGACATATGGAGCTGCTTTAAGAAGCATTGCAGTCGTACTTACTGGTTCAGCCATTTTGTATCTCCTTATCGTCTTTCACCTGTAGGAGCTTGACGAGGTCGACGGCCACGTAGATGCCCGCCCGCACTTGTAGGTTCGACATAACCCATACGAGATAAATCTATCCCCAAAGCCGCCCCTAATTCGCCTCTAAGTAATGCAGGTAATCCTCCAGGCGCGGCAGGTCCGGTACCAATTCCCAAATCCATACCACTATCTTGAGCTGCCATCAATGTACCAATTGCACGATACAACGCATCTTGTTGTGCTTGCTGTTCCGCAAAATTTTGTTGGCGCGTAAACTGCGCCTCTGTCGCAGCTAACTGACGGTCAAACTGATCTGCTTGTACTCCGAATTGCCGCTGTGCTTCTGCAAATTGCATATCTTGACGCTGCAATTGAGCCAAATTTTGTGCTTCAGCAAAATCCTGTTGCCTGCCAAACTGACGTTTTGATTCTTCCCACTGGTCTCGCGCAAATCCACGGTCAAGATTAGCTTGTGCCGTTGCAAATTGCCTCTGCGCGTGGGCTTCTTCCTCAGCAAAGCTTTGCTGCCTCCCAAACTGCAATTTCGACTCTTCCCACTGATCGCGAGCAAATTGGCGATCTAAAGCAGATTGCGCAGTAGCAAATTGACGGTCGGCGATGGCCTCAGACTCAAGAAAGTTTTGCTGTCTTCCAAATTGTAGTCTTGATTCTTCAAACTCTGCTACATCCTGCGCTTGCCGTGAATTAAACTGCCGTACTGTTTCTTCTCTATCCAATTTACGCTGAGCTATTTCAGCGTCAAAGAACTGTTTATCCCTAAAAAATGCGTTAACATTTTCTTCTGCTATCCGATCTTGCAGATGATTTTGCAAGTTTATAGAATGAGCTCTATCTAAAGCTGCTTGTTCAGTAATCCTACCCTCAACAAGTTGCTGTAAATTAAACTGATGATCTCGATCAGATTGACGCTGTGCATTTTCTTGGTTTTGCATTTCTCGCGCAAAATTATGCTCAGTAATAAGCCGCTGATCTTCCAAATTATGCTGTTCACGCATCAATTTCAGCGCCTGCTGCCGATCCGCAGTAGCCTGATCACGCATGAAATCCCTCTGATCGCGGGCCATCTCGCGCTCATTAGCAAACCTACGATTTTCTAAGCGATGCTGATTTTGACGTTCGAGATAACTTTCTTCACTAATAAATCCACGCTGTAATAATGCTTCATTAGCTTGAAATGCTTGCGTATTCTCACGCTCTTGGCGCAAAAACTCATTCTGTTCTCGATTAAACTCTTGCTCGTCGTCAAGAAGTGCTCGTTGAAAATCCCGTTGTAATTGATTCTGCGCACTAGTATGCTGACGATCTTCCCAAGCTCTAGTACTTTCAAATGTGCGATCTAATGCAGCTTCACTCGTAATCATCCCACGCTGAAATGCAGATTCAGTCTGTTGCAACGTTCGATCCAACTCAGCCTGATCTCGCTGAAAATTTCTGCTTTGAAGTGCTAACTCAAGCTGATTTTCACGGTCTAATCTATTCTGTTCTTTTGTTAAGGCAAGTCTATTATCTTCCAATAACTTCTGTAAGTCACGATCAGATTGGCGTTGAGTTTCTTCTCTAGTAACCAACCCTCTTTGGAATCCCTCAGCCGCAATACGCTCAGAAGTTTGCTGTAGCCTATTTAAATTAGCTTCACTTTCCTGCAAATTCCTTTCAGCTAATCGTTGCTCATTTTCATTACGCATCACCGTCAATTGCTGCTGACGATCTAAAAGTGATTCGGCGCTTTGGTGACTAAACTGACCTTCTTGCAAATCTAAAGAAAATTGATTCTGCTGTTCAGCCAAATTTTGCTGAAGCTGACGATCAAAGAAGTTTTGATTTTCTTGAAACTTACGATTCTTTTGCGCTTCAGCTTCTCTAGAATCGATTTCACCTTCCCGCAATTGCCGATCGATTTCAGCAAAATCTCTTTCCATTGAACGATTGAGTTGAGCTTCTGCTCGTTCTTGCTCAATCGCATAACGCCTAAACCCACGTTCCTTTGATGCTTCTTGCGCTTGCTGCGTCAATTGCCTCTCAGCAAACTCTTGCTGAGTAGTAAATTCTGTCTGCCGCTGTTCTAATTCACTTTCCGCCAACTCTTTCGTCTGAGCCAGCGCACTGCGATCCAGATACTCTGACTGTTGCTGAGCTCGTAGTTGGTTTTCAAACCGCTCGCGTTCCGTCGGGCCAAGTCTAGTTAATCCGCGCGCCAATACTCTATCAGCAACATCCTGCTGCAACATATGCCGCTGTAGATCCAGATCACGTGCAGCTTGCGTCTGACGAGCCCGCTGATCAATCCTGCGAAGTTCAGTATCTGTTTCTCGCCCTCGAAAATCTGTGCCCGCAGTAATTCCTTGAGTAATTAAATCCTGCTGCATTTGTTGCAAATCAGACGCAATGCCTTGCCGTCCTCGTACGACCTGCCCCTCAAACTCTCCTAACACATCAGCAGTATCACCGCCCTGGCGCAACAATCCTAATCGACTCAAACGCTCAGTTAATGCTGCTCGTTGACTTGCGGCATCTTCCTCTAACTGAGCATAACGCTCTGTAGCCATTGCATCAAGATCAGTACCTCCAAGTCTTGAGGTTATAGCATCTTGAATACTTTGACGCAGAGGATCTGTAGCTGAAAAATCAGCTTCGTACAAAGGCAATCCTCGTACATTCTCATACGCTGATTGACCAGCCCTCTCAGCTTCCCGAATAGTTTCTCCTACAGCTGCTTCTTGCTGTTCTCGAATAGCATCTTGACGTGCAAACTGCTCTCTCGCTAATTGTTCTTCCTGTTGTTGCCGAGCACTAAGCGATTGCATCAAAGCGTCAAATCGCTGCTGTTCTGCAGACTGTCTATCAATCATAGCCTGGGTAAATACATCGCCAAACTCAGACTGCACTGCCTGACCTACTTGCCCTCGAATGTCCGCTTGAGTTAGCTGATTCTGAATTATCTGACTTATTGCATCTTCAGTAACTCTGCCTTCTTGCGATTGGGCTAAAATTTCTTGGAGCTGAGCTGAGCCTAATGATTCTCGTCCAAGCAACTGCTGCAACATTGCTTGAGTTTCAGTTTGCTCTACAGGCTGGTTTAATCTTTCAGAAAGACTTCTAATTAAATCTTGCTGCTCTGCCAACTGTGTCCGCAATGCGCTATCATCATAACCTCCGGCCTCAATACGTGCAGCTTCTTTTGCGTCCTCTGCGACGCCTGCTGCTACAGTGGCATCAAAAGTTGCCTGTTCCTGGCCCATAGGTTTATCAGGAGCAGAAGGATCGTACGTATTAGTAAAATCACGAATCCGCTCTAATACATTACGCGAAAATGGGTCAGTAGCAGCTTGGGCTTGCAATTCACTATATGATAATGTAGGTGCTCCTTCAAGCCCTGTAAATGTCGCAGTAGGATCACCCGCATTTGGGTCACGTTTTATAGCATCAATAAATGCTTGAGCCGTCGCACCTTCGCTAAGATTTGCCCCTCCCAATCTCGACGCCATCATCGGAGTCAACTGGCTCTGTACAGCCTTTGAAAAATCTGTCCCTGCACTTAGAAGATTCTGCAAATTAACATTACGCGAATACAGCGGATTATTATCAGGATTAGCGCCTAATAAATCCGACAAATCTATGTCAGCAGAAAGTTTAGACCAATCCAATTCCTGCCCAGGCAACATTCTTCTAGAGCTCTGCAATTGTCCTGCAAACCGCTTTGCAACTTCTTGCGGATTCAAGCCCGCAATATTAGGAGCAGAAGCAGACATTAAGTCTGCAAATTCAAATCCCCCTTGAGCATAATCTCCGCCCAAACCACCTACAACATTCCTAACTTGCTCTTCTCCAAACTTTTTTCCAAAACGAGCCTGCAACATAGCTTTCTGGAAAATCGGATCATTAGTTCCGACAGTAGTCCTAAATGGATTTTTAGCCATTACTCAACTCCTAATTGACGCTTAGTCCGCTTACCTACAGGCTTAAACATTACTAATGCTCTACGTAAAGCCATAGGTTCATCTTTATTATTTGCGGTGTATTTTAATTGCGTAACAGGATCATATCCCCACATATCAGTATCTAGCACATACGCAGTAGTTGAACCTCGAATAGACGACGATCCAACTATAAACGCAGTTTCAATTGCATCACTTGGATCACCTACACCTATCCCGTCCGTACGCGATACAATAGAAGGCCCACGTTGCTGTACATTTATTTCATAATCAGTTTCAGCGGCTTCGAACTCATGACGTGCATACAACCATCTCACCACCTCGGCAAGCGAGATCGGAGGCGTTGCAGCCAATGACACAAAACTCTTAATAGCAGTAGTGTTGTCATTAGTGCCAGAGTCATGCACGTACAACAAACCGTCTCCAGAGCCGCCAAAATGAGGCGAATCGTTGAAATACGCGGCACAGATTCGTGTGAAATCTTCAAATACTCCAACCCATTGTTGTCTTTTATAATTCCATACGATATACTTATTCATCAACACTTGACCGGTACCGTACGGCAATGCAAATATAACCTGGTTCTTCGCTCTATTTTCTACTGCAAAACTATGCTGCAATCTATCTTGAATTACATTATCCCAAAATTCACTGCCATCAAAATTCCCCGAAATCTTAACCGGAGGATTTGAACCATCCCAAATGTATATCCCATCACGCCTTACAAACACCTGGTTACCGTATTCATCCATCACTACCGAACGCCGGGCAACAGTTCCACGGTCTGCCCTACGTTGAATCGAGTATGGAGTATCAGCATTTCCAGTCGGAAACAAACCATAAATCGCATCGTCATTGTGCAATGCGAAGAAACTCTTTACAGGCCCAGCTCCAGTAATAGCTCCATCAGTTTGAAAGTAATCATTCGCGCCATACGCTTCTATGTCAGTATTCGACGAATAGTGCGCTCTACGTTCACCTTGATTTGTATTTATCAGCCAAGCTCTGTTGTCCCACCACGCCACTACAGAAGCCCTCGTTACACTACTACTGCCCATTCCCAACGCTGCAAGATTACCTCCAGCAGCAGTCCATTTCTTAACAGTATCCACCCCATTAGTTGCAATCAACGTCCCCGCTGCATTTGCAGATATAAAAGTATTATCATTTGCTGCTGTTATAGTTTGACTGCCAGTACGATCTGTCCAAGTACCGCTAGCATCTTCGTAGAATTTATTGCCCGCAAATACAAATACTGCAGAGGACGACGTACTAAATCTTTGTTTTCCGCATCCGGTTATAGAAGGTGTGCTAGATAATGCTGAGGATATATATTTAGTATACCCTTTGCGGGTCTTTATGCTCCCCGCATCATCTAGCTCCACATTCTTCATTTCTGCAAGTACATCAGGAGCCAAGTCAACTGCTGGTACGCTATAATCTACAGTCGTCCAAGGCCCAAATGTAATTGACTCCGCATTAATGCCCATTAGGTCAACGATCCTTCCCTAACGTCAAACACAAACTGATCAACTGCGGATTGATTCAAGTATCCCTTTTTGCCTATCTTAGTGACACTATCACCATTAATTTGAGACTGTATTCCGTATCCAATTCTCAAGTTTCGTTGCATCAATTCAAACTCAGTTCCAGCGCCATCAAGATCGCCCTTTTCAGAATAAAACATCGAACTCAGGCCGAACAATAGGCAATTCTGAAACCATCTCGGACAATATTTTTGCAAATCAGTACTATCGTAGCTCGTGCTCATTTCAGGGAATGCCTGATTATACCAATAATTAATCGTCTGCACACCGTCAGGCACAGGATATGCAAGTACAGTAACCACTCCCGTACTAGTATTCATCCCCGAAATTATTAAATCTGTAACCGTACCAGTTTCACTATAATCAGGATCAGTGTCTTCCAGCCAATCCAGAGGTCTAAAGTTTACTTTGCTATTATTCGTATAATTCTTAGCTAAAATAGGAGTCTCGAAATCGCTTGCTAGATCGTAATCTTGATCTGTATCAGCAGTCGTAATAGTACCTTTTTTACGCCTAAAATACCAATTAGGAGACTCTCCCATCAGCATCGCCGATACGATATCGACGTATTTATACGCGTTATTAGTAAACGTTGACGAAGATGCGGTCAATCCGCACCTCCGCAACGATATAGTCATTAACTCAGAAAGAGTCATATTACATATGCGCTATACGAGCAAGCGCCTCCGCGTCTTGTAATTCGCTGTCAAAATCCATAGACCCAGTACTAATATGATTACCCATACGCCAGTTTTCTACCCAAATAGTCACAGCCTCTGGGCCTTTTTCTATCACGCCTTCCGGGGGTGCGGGTACAAATCCTTCGTATTCTTGTTCGATATACGCATCAGGTGCAGTTTCGTCTGGTTGATCTACATTACGAATTCGCAACGTAGTGATCTCTGAATCCCTAACGGCTTCTCCGTTTGAACGCATGTACTCACGAGCTTGCTGGTTGACATCTCCCGACTTCTTCTTCCTTACCGGAGGATTCCCCAAAGCCCGGTTAATAAGAGCCTTAGTAGATTCATCGGCGTTAAGGATAACCTTTACCAATTCTTCGCCCGCAGACAAAGGCTTAGCCGGAGCCCGTCGAACATCTTCCACAGGCTTATCCTCATTAAGCTTGGCCAAATCGCTCCTTAGCGTCGTACTTTCAGACATTACTTACTTCTCACTTTCCGCTTAGGCTTGGCGTTAGTTACTTTCTTCTTGGTTTTAGCCGCATACTGCTTTGCAGCCTTACGCCCAGCCGCTGAGTATGAAAAATGCTTTCCGCCAACTTTTGGCATAGCAATTCTCCCATTTAAATAAGGCAGGGGCACCGCCTCGATGCCCCCACCTTAACACTACACTACCAAGTTCTGCAGAACCACACCCACATGACCTGTGTCATCAGGTGCAAATGCAGCCAAGCCAATCAAAGGCTCAGTTTCCGCATCTTTGGCGTGTACAGCGCCCGCAACACCATCCGAAAGCGTAAGATTCTGACCAGCAGCAATAGTGCCATCAGCCAAAATAGTCGCTACGCCCGCAGTCTGGAACCAACCGTAATAGTTAGCCTGGAAAGTAATGGGCGTTACACCAGCAACGATGTAATCAGTAGACGTTGCGCCTACAACATTGTACCACAAACTACCAGTAACAGCTACGTCGGTCGCAGTCGTGACGGCAACTGCCAAGCCATCAAACAACGTAAACGTAATAGCATTACTATCAGCAGCCGTGTTACTCTTAATACGATACTGGAAACCTTCTCCGGCATCATCAGTAATATGCAAATAACCTCCAGCATACTGATTCTCAGTAGCACTGCCAACAGTACCAGAATCCGTATAAGTAACTTCAGTAGCACCCGCAGATGCCGCCGTCAACTTACCATCAGATTCTACGATAGCCGTAGCCGAAACATCCTGAGAAACCAACAAACCGCGGTTAATGGCAGCGGCAGTATAACCGTACCGGAACACACGACCATCCGCGAGTTCCAGCTTTTCGCCAATAGGATATATAGCAGTCGACGACTCCTCATAAATCCCCTGGCCAGTTTTACTTCCAATGCCTTCACCGCCTACGCGGTTATTGCTGAAATTATGTGCTCTAAAATTAACAGCCATCTTAATTTTTCCTTTCCCTATGGGCAGGGCTAAACCTCCATTGGCTTGGAGGCAGGATTATCTACTAAGTAAACGTAGTAGCAACACCCAAACGACGGGGGTTATTAATAACGAGCTGACAGCCAAGAACAACAAACGCGACCTTAGCGAACTGATTCACCGGCTCCTTAAAAGGAGTCTTAGCGAAGTTCTTGTTCGCCTGGATCTTCATCTTGATGTAATTGTCATTCAGCATATACAGATGCTGCGAAGCGCAGTCACGATCGTAACGGACAGTAGCGCCACGGAAATTCGGCATACCCGCATCAGCTGCACCGCGAGTACCGGCTTCTAGCCGCGCATAACCGGTCGACTCAAAAATCTCCTGGAGGTCGCCAAAAATGGTTAGCGTGGTGAAGATATCCGTAGGCGTTTCATTACCTTCCGAACAATCATTCCAGAGCGACGACATACCCGTGAGGCCCGCGTAAAAATCGCCAGACTTCGAATCTACATCAGTAGAAGAAGTATTGGCCTTATTACGCCACCAGGTATTGGTCGCACGATTAATACCACCGACAGTACCCGAAGTGGCAGTATCAGCAACAAGATCCTGGAGACCCAGAATCGACTTGCCAGACTGCGCACTGTAGATCGCCGCATTGATGGCATCCCGAGCAGACATCATAGACTGCTTGGTTTTAGCTTCGAGCAATCGCATAGCGCTGTCGCTCTTACGATTCTCATCTTCTTCAGTCATAGAAATCGTAATGGGTACGGCATAGTAACGCCACGGGAAGAAAGCCGCAGTGATACCATCAACAGCATCGGTACCGACAGTGTCATACCCGTCGAACCAAGTACCGCTGTTCTTGCCATACATTACGTCTTCTTGGATTTCTTTGCCGCCTGCCTCTACTTCTGCTTTCGAGTTAAACATACGCAGCGTCGGATACGCGTCAAAAATCGTATCAGTCAGCCGCTTACGCTTAGCTCGCATAGTAAGAGTCCAAGCAGCATCCCAAGTTTCAGTGGTGCTGGAAGCTGCCATTATTCAAATCCTATGTTCTTAAGACCATCGAGAACCTGACTCGTGTCAAGTCTACCCGACGACGTATTATTGGAAGGAACAGAACGCGGCCCAGGCCCAGTCCTATTGGGCTGAGTAGCATTCTGCGGTGCAGGAGATTCCAGACCCCCATTATACGCCATCGCTTTTTCATATGCTTGCAATACCGTATACGGTCTATCTGTCTCTGGGTTTGTTTTGCCGCGAAAATATGCAATGTCATCCTGCATTTTCCAGATTGCATCACCATGAGCCGCGGTAGCTTCGTCAATCTCCGCCTGAATTTGAGATTGTGCCTGCTGCTGTTGTTGCTGTTGATTCTGTTGGTAGGACTGTAATATCTGACCTACACCATTTTCCACCGTCCCTAAACGTTCTAGATACGGCTTAAAGATGGCCTGAGCAATTGATTCTACAGCAACGGCAGCGTCATAACCTTCAGACTCAGCCGTGATACCCAGTGACGGCAAAATCGAACCGTTCTCCGTAGATTGCGGTTGTTCTTCTTGGCCCTGGGCACCTTCAATTATACGAAGATAACGCTCCTCGGCTTCGCGCATGCGCTTTTCTTGGTTGCGCAAATCCATGTTAGTACGATTTAGAATCGACTGTTGCTGACGCGCAACTTTCTGAAGAGGTCTGTACTGTTCAGGGACACTTTCCAAATCCCCAGATAGCCAGTCAAACTGCACTGGATCAAACTCTTCTTGCGCCTCAGTGAATTGGGCGTCATTAGCTGCGGGGTCAGCTGCCTGAATTCCAACGTCTGGTCCAACGGCTTCGTCTAATCCTGCTCCAAAGACGCCTTCGTCAACCTCTTCGCTGGATTCAACCGGCTGTGTAGCTTCTGACATAAATTATACTCCTTACGATTGTATAAATTCGGGAACTGAAGTTATAGGGTCAATAACGCTAAAGCCAGTTCTGCAAGTTCCCGAGTTTTTGCAGAAGCTCTAGCTTCCCTGTTAGCGACATTCATAATTACAATTGGACGCACAAGTTCTTTTTCCGTATGCAAAAGAAATTTAATCTCGGCCGATACCATCGAGCGCCTCCTTTTCTAGACGTTTAATATCTTCTGGCCCATTAATCCATCCACCAAGTTGTTTAGATTCTTCTTTTTGGGGAACGATCTCTTTTCCTGGCCCTTGATATCCAGGCGGGCGTTCATGCTGACGGGATCCTTTTACAGGATCTGCAGCCTCAATTACATCAAATTTCTTCAGCAATCGTTGCTTATGCGAATAATCTTCTACAATACAGCCAAACCCCGGATGGTACTTCCCATACATTGAAGCAGCATTAGGGTTAAACTTAGCCGGACCTGTGATGCGCCCATAATGAATCCCCATAGCTTGCCCACAACACTGAGGCGCACCAGTAATAAGGTCACACTTTTCTGCGCCACACTTAGCGCAAAAATAATCATGATTTATAGCCATTTATGCGCCTTGTCCCGTTAGTGTTGCTACGTCTGCAGTAGCGGCGTCAGCAGTCTCTTGAGCATTCTGTCTTACCTCACTTATAATGCCCCCTTGGCCGCCTTCGACCAAACGCCCATCTACACTAGGTTGCGATCCGCCACCTTGAGGCTGTGCTACCATTTGTTGATGCATCTGTACATGCTGCATTGCAACCTGTAGTACTAGCTGCTGTATCTGGGGAGGTACTTGAGCAAACTCAGGTCGCTGTGACAATGCCTGCGGATTCTCTGCTTGAATATGAGCAAAGTGATCCATTCCTTCAGTAACTGGAGGCATCTGGCCCTGCATCAATAATCCAATTTCCAGTTCTATAAGCGCGAGTGCGTCACCACCAGCCATACCTCTAAGCAACTTCTCTGGAGTAGCACGCCTAAACCCACGCATTAACATCTTAGTAACTTCTATCTGGTCTACTAGAGGATTAGCCATTAACCGATCATACAACAAAATAGTATTCTGCTGTTCAATCTCTTCAATCATCGGCTGCATTGATTGCGCGTCAACTCTTAGAGCAAAATCAAAATTAAACGATTCCGTAGTCAACACACTATACTCTGCTTCAGCATCCTCATCTGCGATATTGATAATAAAGTTGTGAGGCGTGTACCTAAAGTCGCGCCACGTCCTAAAGTTATTAGTCGTTATATCCTCATACACTTCTGCAACAGCCTGCTGCATCCACTCCCTATTGAGAGACGACTGACCTGCGAGAAGTGCAGATTCCGTAGCAGTCTTTCTACTTGCGCCCTGCTGAGCTAAATCTCCAACGTGCAGCGACTGCTCTTCGTAACTCCGTGCATCCGACTCCAGACCTAGTTGATCCGTCGGTACGTTACCCCAATTAGCTTCCTGAATACTCTGCAAAGATTTAACGGCTACAATATCACCGTCTTCTGCATCCTTAAGTTTCTTCTCCAACTGAGAATTTGATCCAAGCTCAGACTCTTCAGCAAAAATAACTCGAGCAAAACGCTTCAGGACATCTGCACGCCGAGATACAGACTCAATAATCAAAGCCTGCAAATCCTCAATATACTCCATTGGAGGTATGGGATAGAACGAATCGTTAAGGTCAAACCGCAACGGAACATACTGAGTACCGTTCTTGAGTAGCGAACCAGGAAGCGGCGTGGAGCCTACAATATATTCTCCAGCAACTTCAGGGACTGCATTCCCAAATGGATGCGGAACATCCTCAATAGGATCTTCTAGATGATCTAAGAATGTATGCAGCCTGCCATCAATACGATTATGAACCTCATAAATCTTAATCGTTTTCTTATCGCCTTTGATTCGATTAACTATTTCATCTTCTTCGTCATCATACAGATCAGTTCCGAGCCGTCCATACTCTGTGCCAGGCTGCAAATCCTCAACAGCATCCAATCCCTCTGGCAATGTATATCGCGGATCATCACGCACAAACTTAAACGGCACCTCGATCTCTTCAATTATATAATACGCATACCCAATACTCTGTGGCGGGCAATCGGGATCCGGGAATATCCGAAAAGGATCTTTACGCATGTAACACGTAAACCCTTCTCGCATAACGTCATTGCTCGTATACGGAGGAAATGAATCTGTACCTACAGGGTTCCACCCAAACTTACCCCAACCTACTCCGCAGAAAGCCGCATCAAAAATCTGCTGATGCACCTCGACTTTAGCATTCATCAACTTCAATGCACTATTCGCAGCTTTCTCCATTATTCGCGACGTTTCGCCCCAGTCAACTCCAAGCCTCTCATACAAAGGCTCAGCCATCACATTAATATGCGGATAATTAAAAGCCAACGAAGCCAACATCTGACGCATAATCGGATACATCCGCGACAAACGAATAGTCTTTTCTTCGTCAAGTCCCGGAAGGTCTAGCTTTAACGCATAGGAATCGAGCAATCTTTGCCACGTTTTGTGGCGCTCATCCATTGCATCTCTGGCCGTCTCTATCTGACTATGCCAAAAAGTTTTATCAGCAGCGTCCATAAGTTCAATTCATAGTAACGTGATAACGACCAACACTTCGTCCATCATCGTCAAGGTCGTCGAGGATTTCTTTTCCATTCCCGTAAAGCTCATCAGCGTCTTTAGCCATTGGACGATAGAAGTGAATCATGCCGTAACGCCATTCATCTGCGGCGTGATCTTCAGCATCTGTATTCAAGTCTTCTATATTCTTTTCGTCTCTAGGCAATGCTGGAACTGTACGAACGAAGTGGTCGTTCCAACCGTCAAATACTTTAAAACTTCCATGCACCAATGCATCTTTGCAAGCACGCCAACCGTTAATGCGATCATTATTCGCCCGAGTCAAATACAACCCTTCTTCCTGGAATACGTCAGCAGGACTCTTAGTGTATCGCTCATGCATTCTGCGTTTAGTCCACATAGACGGATCAGCGTAAATCAATGTCGGGGGTCTTCCGCCAGTGAAAGGACACGATTCAATTCGTCGTCTGATCTCTCTAGCGTGTTCCGATCCAGTTCTCTCCCCTTGGTAATATTCCAATATACGCCATACAATGCCATCATAGTCAATAGCGTATAGCCCAAAAGATGTAGGAGCAACTTCACCATAGTCCATCGCGCCGTATAACGGCCAGTCAACAGGTATCTCAAACGACGGTTTAACGATCTCATTATGTTGCCACATCGAAAAATACTGGCCAGGGTAAATATCCCAGTCACCGTCTAAATACGCTCTCCGTAAATGCTCGTCTTTTATCGCCTTCAGAATCTTTATATACGCAGGGTCAGCAGCCATCAACGCTGGATTATCATATACCTTCGCGGGTATATATGCGTAATCTTCAGCCTCTTCGACTTCATTCTCGTATATCTTGT